AGTTTCTAAAGATGAATTACCCTTTACATCGTATTCATACCAAACTGGTACTGGTGTACCAGTTGATATAGTTGCTTCACCTGTTGTTGAATCTACTGTTACACTAGCTATTCCCCCATAATCTGAAAAATAAACTTTTTTAATACCACCAAACGCTGATTTGCAAGGTATTTTTCTTCCTGTTGTTATACTACAAGCCATTGTATATATTTTTTTTAAAAAAAAAGGGCAAGTAGATGACCTACCTACCCTAATTTATTGGTTAATTAATTTTAAGCGTATTCTACTAAATCTTCAGCAATTCCAAATTGTACTGCTGATGTAAAACGCATTACCATTCTTACATTGTTTGAAGCATCTAAATCTGCCATATCCAATACTTTAATAGAATTTGTATCGTTTAACAATCCAGTTCCAAAATATAGGTTACTTCTTGTTGCTGCATACATTTTGTTGTCTGACATTCCAGGACATACAAAAATCTTAACACCATTTACAGTTAGTGATCCGTTATTCCACCATTGTGTACCCATATTGTTTACACCATTTGCACCTAAACCTGCTGCTACAAAACCACCTAATGCTTGTACATAGAATTTAGCTGCTTTTGAACCAATGTATAAGAATAAATCTTCTTTTCCGTAAAGTGAAGCTGGTATAGCATCTACTACTTTAGATAATTCTGCAATAATATTAGTTGCATCTAAACCACCTGCTACTGCTGCTACTTGCTGACCTGCTGGTATATCACCTGCTGCTGCTGATGCTGCAATTAGTTTTTCAAACCCATCAAAAGAATTGTTAGTACCTGCTGCTGTATCACCTTGCCAAATACAAAATTCTGTATTTTGTGCTACTTCTGCTGCTACGTGTGCAATCATAAAGTCTGAAAATTTAGGTGGTAATGACTGACCTAAACCGTACCCCATTTGTTGTGCTTCCCAATCGTTCACAAAATCATACTTACATAATTGTAGGTTAACTTGCAATTCTACTGGTTGTATAATTCTTTCTGTTAATGTTACAGATGAATTAGGTGTAAAATCACAACTTGCTGGACTTACTAATGAACCAGTTGCTAATTTCTTTAATACTTCTTTGTAAGCAATATTTGCTTTTACTGTAATACCCCCATCATCAATAGTTGATGCAGATAGTAAAGCTGCTGCAATATACTCACCAGCAAATTCACCAGCATAAGTTGTAGTGATATTTACAGTAGTTGCAAGATTTGTTTTTCTTAAATTTGCCATTTCTATTTTATTTATTTAATTTATTTAATACTCTATCTAAAGTTGTTGCGAATTTTCCACTTCCAAACTCTACTTTAGTTTTGTTAGATTTTGGTGCTGAATTTCTTGTAATTGGTTTTCTTGCAGCAGATAAATCTTCTTTTTTCTTATCTTCTACTTTTTCTTCTTTGTCATCCATTAAAGAAGCGTATTGTTTTTTTAGTTCCTCAATTTCAGATTTTACTTCTTCAATAACTGGTGCAATAACTTCAACTACTGCTTCAACTATTGCTTCAACTTCTGATGCTACTTCTTCGGGTACTTCCGTTTCAATAGTTTCTTCTAAATCTTCAGTTTCTTCTTTAGCTGGTACATCATCAGATACATCTCTTACATCTGCAATGATACCTTCTTCTTCTACGATCAATAGCCTACCATCTTCAAGGATATATTCCCCTACTGGCATTGCTACTTTTTCATCATCGGTAACGATAAATACTTCGTTGCCTTTTTCTAATGATTCAGTTGTGATAACTGTACCATTCTCTAACTTCATTTCTTCAAGTTTTACCTCGATGTTTAGAAGTGTTTTAATGTCATTTAACATTTTGGTTGCTTTCATAATACTTATATAACGATTTTTAATTAATTTTTTGCGTTTTCAGTCTGTTCTTGTTATTACACCTATGCCTTGTGCGTGTATAGAACCATCACAACATTCAATAGAATACTTGTTGGTATCCCAACATAAACAAGCACGAGATGAACCAGCAGGTGGTGATGTTCTACTTGGTATAAAGGTTTTATTTTTGTTGTTTCTTTGCATTTATAAACCTAAACTACCATTGTGATTCTACTAATGTTTTTAATCTATCTGCATTATATTGTACTTCTTCAAAATAAGCATCTTCTATACCTTTTATAGCAAAAAAATCTATTTCGGATAACTCCTCAAGTTTTGTATATCCGTCTATAACTGCTGGATCAATTCCTAATTCTTCAGCTTTTAATCGTGCATTTTCAAGCACTTCATCAACTTGTTCGGTAGCATTGTAACCTATATTTAAAAAATTACTTGACATAGAAACTAAAGTATTTGCTTCATCTGCTATTTCTGCAATACGCTTTCCTAAATCTATTAATTTAGCATTGTAATCTTCTCCATCATTCATTATGGGTTCAATTAAATTTATAGCAATATTTATATCTTCAGCTAAACTTAATTTTACATTATGCTTTTTTAAACCTACTTTTTTCTTTGGTAACTTTCCGTAAACCTTTTCAATGTTATTTTTCATTGGTCAATATATTTATGATTTTATTTAATGTTTCTTGATCACTTTTATCTTTTGAATACTCTTCTTTAATTTTGTCATTAGGTGCTTCCATTTTGTCTGCAAAATACCCCTCAATAGAAAAACCTTTAACTTTATTTGTCTTAACATACTCTTGCCATATTTCATCGTTATTAACTTTTACTGCACCCATCCAAGTTCCCACTGGTACATTTAATCCGTATTTTCTTGATTTGTCTTGTACCTCATCTTCTACTAACCAACTTTCAACAAGTGTTAAACCACTTAAAGTTTTTGCGTGTTCTAATGTACTATTGTTTTGATAGCCATTCTTTAAATACATTTGTGATGCTTTTTGCACTGTATCTTTAGAAAAGTAAATGTAATATTCACCCTCTGCACCATTTCTATAAATAGGTTTATTAGGTATTAACAAAGCACCCATTAAGATTTTTTTATCACCATCTACTTGTGCTAATTTTATTTCTTGGTCTTTTAAAGCAATAAAGTCTGATTCAATAGCTGGACTTTCTACAATCGAAATAGCTTCTACTCCTGCATCTTCTTGATCTTCATCTAAAATAAGTTCTATTATTTTCATAATTATATAACGTTTTTAATTTTAAATTTTGCGTTTATCCTATACTTGCACCCTCAATTATATTTCTATCCATTTCTTGTGCAGTAGAAACATCACTTGCAACTACGTATGCTTTTGTTGGTTGTTGCGTTTGACCACCTATTGCATCTGCTAATTGATTTGTACCACTTGCACCTACTATATTAAAAGCTGGTGGTTGACTTTCTGGGGTTGGTGCTGAACCACCACCACTTGGTACTGATGCACTACCACCCCTACCTCCTGGTACTTTTACAGATGCAATCTTTTTAACTGCTGCAAAACCAGCTACTCCAGTTGCTATTGCTTGTGCTATTGCATAACCAGGTACTGGTACACCACTAAATGCTTTTAATTGACCAGTTATTGATGCGTAAGTATTTATTAATGATGATGCTATTGATAATGATTTACCAGCAGCAGTTTCTTCACCTAACACACCACCTATTGTTTGTAAAGCACTTGCATATCCATTTAAAGATGTTTGTTTTGCCTTAAATTCTTCTTTTGCTATTTCAATAGCAGCATCTGATATTTCTTTATCTTTCTTTAATCGTTTATCACTTTCATTTGCCCAATAATCTAAATCAGCTTTTTCTTTTTCTTTCTTTTCATCATCATATTTTTGGTTAATAGCATCTTCTTCTGCTTTTCTGTTTTCTTCAAGTTCAGCAGTATCAAGGTTAAATTGTTTAGCTTTTTCTATTAATGCAAAATATTTTTCACTTACTGCATTTAGTTCTTGTTCTTGTCTTGTAAGTTGTTTTTGTGCATACGCATCTTCAAGTTTAGCAATTTCTTCTATTGTTTTTGCTTTTTCTTCAATAGCTGGATCAGTTTCAACTTTTTCTTTTAATTTTTCTTTTTTCTTTTCAGCTGGTGGGTTTAATAATAAATCAATATCTAATTCTTCACCTTTTAGTTTATTAAGTTCCCCTTGTAAATCATTTATTTTCTTTTGTTCTTCTGTACTTATTGAAGCAGTTTTTGCAAGTAATTCTACTTGTTTACTATAACCAAATAAAAACCCTTGAAAACCAGCGTTTATTTTATCCCAAGTTGTAACCTCTTTTGCTGCTGCTTGTTCTTGTAGTAATTGCGTTTCAAGTATTTTAATTGACCTTTTTAATATAGCATCTTTTGCTAATAATATTTGTTTTTGTTTTTCAAGATTTTCAGAATTAGATATACCCCTTTGTTCGTTGTATTTTTGTTCTTTTTGTAAAAGTGATAATTGGCTATCAACTGATGTTAAAAGTTCATCATTTAATGCTTTTTGTCTTTCTAAATCTTTATTTATAAAACCTAATGCTTCAGCTATTTCATCCCAATATTCAACAACCAAACCTAAAGCAACAACTAAAGCACCAATACCAGTTGATATTAAAGCACTTTTCATTGCCTTACCACTTAACTTTGCTGCCTTACCTACTGCAACTAATTTAGATGCTAAACCACCAGTATAGCGATCTAATGCCCTTACTGCTTCATTACCAATTTGCATACCAGCAGATAAATCTTTACCAGCTTTTCTTGCACTTCTACCCGTATCTTTGACTTTTTTATTTAAGTCATCAACATTTTTTTGTGCTTCTTTAGTATTTGCTTGTAATTCTAAATTTATTTTTTCCATACTTGTTTCATTAGTTTGTAGCTATTCTTTACTGATGTAGGTAAAGCATATTTACCTTGTGCAATACGTATGTTTTCCGTTTCCCCTTTTACTTCTTGTAGTAAGTCTAATATATTTTTTATCATAAATCAGTATTTAACAATTCAAATTCTGTTTTCCCAGTTGTTAGGTTTGTAGTCATTGAATTAATTTTGTAATATTTTTGCCCTATACTTATTCTATCATATAGTTTTAAACTACTAAATATTTTATATGGTAGGTATGCAGTTACTTTTGTTAATCTTCTTGCTGGGTTAAAAACTTCATTTATATAATTACTATATTGTGTTTCAAATAAAGTATCAGTAAAAGCAGTAGCATTATCATTATCATTTGCTCTATATTCATTAATATAATTATCAAAATGTATATTTACTTTACTTATACTTGAATCAATATCTTTACTATTCATAGGTAGATAGTAATTATTAATTGCTGTTCTATTACCTGCTAAATCTCTAATTGTAATATCAGTACCACTTGCTTTTCTATATTTATAAAATATTAATGGTTCACCAATATAAGATTC